AGCGTTGACGTTACCCAAGCTTCCGGCTCGGGTATCATTCTGCCGCAGTTCAAGCTCGGTTCGCTGACTTGGGGTGATGCCGAAAGCGAGTTCATCTACTGCAAGTACACGTCCGTTTCCAACCTGCTGTTGCGCCCCGGCCTGCTGTTCACGGTTGATGACGACTTCACGGCCACGCTGCTGACCACCACCAACAGCCCGCGTGGTTCCAAGGTTGCCGTGTCGTGCATTGGCATGGGCAACTACGGCAAGTCGTTCACGACCGTGACCGGCACGGACTATTACATCTGGCTTGCGCGTTCTGGTCAGATTCCGTGCAACTACACGACTGTTGGCACTGTCGGCAACCTTGCTGAAACCACCGCAACGGGTGGCGCTGCCAACTTCCCGAACACTGCCACCACGTCAAGCAAGCTGATTACCGGCCTTTACATCACCAAGGCCGTTGGTGGCACGTTCACCGGCACGACTGTTAACGGCTCGACGGCTGTTACCGTTGCGCCCGGTCAGATCACGCTGGAAAGCGGCCCGGTGTGGATTGGTTCGACCCTTTCCGCTACCGGCATTGCGTCGTCGCAGACCATCACGGCGTTCACCTACAACCAGGGCGGCCAGATCACCGGCCTGACGCTTTCGGCCGCTGCATCTGCGTCCGGCACCGTGACCATCACCAATTCGCTTTGCGCTCAGGCGCGCGTGTATTGGCCTTATATCGACAAAACCAACTAAGTTTGGTTCCTGATATCGCGGGGTGGCCTACGGGCCACCCTTTTCCTCCCGCCCATCAACAGGCAAAACCATGTCTCAGTCTGACAATATCATTCCAATTTTCTTCCTTGACGCTGTGGAAATGACTTTCAAGAGCGAACAGGAAGGGCGCCCGATCTTTGAGGATCGCGAGTTTGTCCGCATCCTGATTGCCGGCGACAACAAAGCGGAACACGTTCGCGAGGTCCGCGCCGACGACAAGGAACGCTGGGCAGACCAGTACGCGCGGTTCAAGCGCGGTCTTGCCGACACGGAACAGATCACCGGCACGCCGCTGTCCGCATGGCCGATCATGAAGCCGTCCGATATCCGCATGTGGAACAGCGTCAACGTTTACACGGTCGAACAGCTTACGACCCTGAACGACACCGCGTTGCAGGGCTATGGCATGGGCGCTCGCGAGACGCAGGCCAAGGCCAAGGCGTTCTTGGCGGCTGCAAAGGACAACGCCGAGGCCACCAAGCACGTTGCCGAGAATGACCGGCTGCGGGCTGAAAACGCCGAACTGAAGCGCGATTTTGCGGAACTGGCCAAGCGGCTAGAGGCTCTTGAGGGCGCGCCGGCCAAGCGTGGCCCCGGTCGCCCGCCTGCATCTGCTGCGGCGTAAGGAATAGCGCATGAGCCTTTTAACGATGGTTCAGGATATCTCGGTGCTGGTTGGCCTTAACAAGCCGACTGCTGCCTTGACTTCAACGGACCAGACAACCGTGCAAATCGTCGCGTTTCTTCAGCAGGAAGGCGACGAGATTGCGCGCGGCGTTAATTGGCAAACGATCAAGATCAGCGGCACGATTACCGGCGACGGGCTGACTACGGTTTGGTCTGTGCCTGCTGATTTTGATCGTTTCATCCCTGACAATGCGCTGTGGTCGCTAAAGTACCCGGCGGTACCTCTTGGCGGGCCGGTGACTGACGCTGAAATGCTGGCCATGAAGTCGCTGCCTATTCAGCCGGTGCGCCCGATCTGGCGGTTCTTTGGCAGCTTTGTTGAGATTTGGCCGGCTCTTGGCAGTTCTGAACTGGTCCAGGTGAATTACCTGTCAAAGTCATGGATTGGTTCGGCTGACGGTTCCACGTTTTACAGCCGGTGGGTTGCTGACACGGACGTGCCGCGCTTGCCGGAAAACGTCATGACGCTTGGCGGTATTTGGCGCTGGAAGCGGTCAAAAGGCTTTGATTACGCCGAAGAGTTCCGGACGTACCAGCAAGAACTAGATCGGCAGAAAGGACAGAGCGGCGGGGCGCGCATCATTCAAATGTCAGGCGGCTTGCGGCCGGATGGCATCTGGGGGCCATCGCCTGTCAACCCCATTGTCGTGACTTGATATGCTAAAGCCGATCCGCACCAAGGGCCAAGTGCAAGGGCGCGTAAGCGGCTCGACCACGCTGATTGCCCCCGTGCAAGGTTGGTACGTTGGCGAGAACATCACCAACTCGCCCGAAGGCACGGCTTACATTCTCGACAATTGTTATTGCCAGTATGATTACGTTCGCGTGCGGCGCGGTTCGCTGGCGTGGGCAACCGGCATGGGGGCGGCGTCGGTCTCAACGCTGATGACGTACACGTCGGGGTCCACGCAAACCCTTTTCGCGGTGTGTAACGGGTCAATTTACAACGTAACGTCGGCTGGCGCTGTAGGGGCGGCGGTGGCTACGGGTCTTTCGTCTTCTACCGTTTACCCCTTGCAATTCACGACCACGGGCGGGGCCTTTTTGCTGTACGCAAACGGCACCGACGCCATGAAGATTTACGACGGCGCAACGTGGGCAGCAACGACCATAACGGGCGTTTCCACCAGCGCGCTTGGCTTCCTGTGGCAGTTTAAAAGCCGCGTGTTTATGGTGGAAGCCAACACCCTGAACGCTTGGTATCTGGCAGTCGATAGCATCGGCGGCGCGGCAACCAAGCTGGCGCTTGGTGGCGTGTTCCCGCGCGGCGGGGCGTTGCTCTGTGGCGCGTCGTGGGCCATCTCGTCCAACTCCGGCCTTTATGAAACGTGCGTGTTTATCACCGACCAAGGCGAAGTTGCGTTCTATGACGGCGACGGGCCTGCGGCGTCTAATTGGGAGCTAAAGGGCGTTTATCGCATATCCAAACCGCTCGGCCGCAATTGCTTGATGAAAGCGGGCGGTGATCTGGCGGTGATGACTGAAGATGGCATCATTCCGCTGTCTCAAGTTCAAAGGCTTGACCAGCTTGCATTGCAGGCAGTGGCGGTCACGAAGCCAATTGCGCCGGCTTGGCGGTCGGCTGTGCAGGCCCGCACGGGTGTTAGCGGGTGGTCCATTACGGTTTGGCCGCTAGAGACCATGGCAATCGTCAACGTGCCGTCGTTGTCAGTCAATGACCGGCAGCAGTTTGTTGCCAACGCACAGTCTGGCGCGTGGTCGCGCTATACGGGCTGGGATGCAAAGTCGTTCGCGGTGCTCGGTTCGTCGCTCTATTACGGCACGGGCGACGGGCGGGTGATGAAAGCGGAAACGGGCGGGCAGGACGACGGCGCGTTGTATACCGCTGTCTGTGCGTGGTCTTTCTCGGACCTAGGGGCAAAAGCGCGGCGCAAGCAGGTACGGCTTATGCGGCCGATCCTGCAAACGTCATTCGCGTCTGACCCGTCGTTTCAAATCCTGGCTGATTACGACAGCACATTGGACGGACCGCCCGGCGCCGCCGCGCCTGTTTCCGGTGCTGCCAAATGGGATAGCGCGGTGTGGGACACGGCAACGTGGCCGGGCAGCTTGACGCGCTCTGCCGCATGGAAAGGCACCACGGGTCTAGGCACTGCGCTCGCGCCCGTAATGCAGTTCAGCGTGTCCACAACGGACACTCCTGACGTGCGGATTACGCAGCTTGATCTTGTTTACGAAGCCGGCGAGGTCATGGGTTGACGGACCGCATTGAACGCAACGACGTGTTTGTCGAGCGCATGATGGCAAGCATGATGGGTGTTCGCCTAGCTCAACCGTTCGCGGGGTATCTGGTCATTGATCCGGCTAACCCCACGATCCCGCGCGGCATGTTCGTGATTAACGACGTTGCCAACGGGAATGCGGAACTAAGCGCGGTTGGGAAAAAGTGCTGGACCGTGCCGGTGGTTCGGGCGGTTGCTCGAATGCTGTTCCACGACATGCACGTCACGCGGGTTACGGCTCGCACGCGGCCTTCTAACCAGTGGGCCATGCGGGCGTTGAAGGCAATGGGCTTCGTGCGTGAAGGCACGGCCCGGCATTGGTATCGAGACGGCGAAGACGCGGCTGTGTTTGGGCTTTTGGCCTCTGAGCAAAGGATTGTCAGGGTTTAGGAACCCACGTCGTTCCATGGTTTTTTAGGTTGGAAATCGGAGAAGTTGAAACGCCGAAGTGAGTAGCGACCGACTTGACCGTCATTCCCGCCAAAAGCATTGCCTTAGCGTTGGCAATGTCTTCTTCAGTAAGTTTATCGCGGCGCACGCCACCGGATCGCAATGTCTTGACGGAAGGAGCGCCCGCAAGGTGCTGCCATGATCTGCCCCGACAAGCATCCGCAACAACGTGAACAGGATGCCCAACGGCTTTGCTGATTTGTGTTGCGTTCATACCCGAAAGGTGTAGCCGCCAAATTTCGCGGACTTTTGTTTCTGTAAGGCTTTGGTTCCAAACAGCGTCGCCTTTAGGTGGGTTTGGGTTGCCTTTTTGGGGTGGCGGGTTGATGTGACGCTTGCGAATGATCGCATCTCGCACGTTGTCGCGCTGCGTGCCAAGACGAAGGTGGTTCGGGTTCACACAACTCGGATTGTCGCACGAATGCAAAACAAACAATTTGCGCGGCAAATCTTTCTTGAGCGTAACGCCTAACGCAAAACGATGAGCTAAAACGGCC